TGTCAATGGAATTGTATTGTCTCTTTTGTCTACAAAAACAGCTCTGTATGCTCCCATAAGTTCTTCGACATTCTTTCTTTCACTAAAAGGTAATGATAGTTTTTTCTGCACGCTTCCGGTTTCACTCATTTCAACAATACTGTAAGAATTAACATTGTTATTGTTGGATACACATCTGTATGTTGCATCAACTTGTTTTGGTAGACCTCTGATTACGAGAAGCATGACTTGGTTTTTCTTTGTAAATAGTATATAAAAAAAAATGCAATACTCAAACTAACCTTCCACCGAGTTCGTGATGAACTACTATTTCAGGCATTTCAATCGAAGTTTTGGGACAATTTATATGTTTATATCTTTGGTGAGAATTCATTTTTGTTTTTAGATGTTCAGAATATTCGAATGCATATGCTTTTGTCAACTCATTCACAACATTTTCATCAAAGTTTGGTCGGATTTTTTGAAACCATGAATCTATAGAAGAATTGTCTTCTATTTTTTCATCTAATATTGTAGAAACATATTCTAAAAATATTTTACGATCTGGCTTGTATATTTTATTTGAATATATTCTTTTTTCTACATCTGCATGAGATATGGTTTGTCTGTCAAGAAAGCTACTCATTTATTATTATAAATATTAAAATTTTGGAAATTTTATTTCAATACCCTGTCCCGGAACAGTAAAAAATGGAAGTATTGAAAAACTAGCAAAACAAGTTATGGACATAACTATAGATAGTAGTAACAAAGAGTTTGATACCTTCGATGCTTTTATTATTTTTTTTGCATGATTTATTGTGCTACATGAAATGTCAGGGTTAGAAAGTAAGGAAATGGAAGAGGTAGAACATACCAAATCTAATTGGTATCTTTCTATTACGCTTTGAATCGAATCTGTTTCTGTTCCATTAAAAAGACCGACAAGTAAACTTTGAGAGTTGTTTGAATTACATATATTTATCATATTACATGGTGTTAGAGTCATATTATTTGTGTTTATTACACAGTTTTCTCCAAAATATTGTTCTGGTTCTTCATAAAAAGTATTTATTTCCATATGTAAGTTTGATGCAGTAAAAGAGAGCGAAAATGCGAAAGATGCAATCAACCACGAGATCATAACAAGTAATGTGAACAAAGCATAAAATAATATTTTAATATTTAATTTCCCAAAAATTATAGAATAAAATAGTATGGTTGGCAAGAGTAGTATTTGTGGTGATACCAATACCATAGCATAATAATAGCTAAGATATGGGTCTATTGTATTTAATACATCCATGAACTGATTTATAATATATCTTAAATCAATATCTAAACTTATGTTTTGACAGTTTGGACTGTTTATTGTATCTACAACTACAGATAATATATTGTACATCGAGATTGCGTATTCTTTCACACTACAAATACTAGATTTCATACTCAGAACCAAGTCATAAGAGTATAAATAAGATATACATATCAATGTTGATAAAACAATATTTATGCCTATGAAAAGAATTGTATTTTTAGTATGTGAAAGTTCGAACTTGAAACGATTTGTAAAAAGGAATACCATAATAGGAATAAAAACTGTCAACAAAATTGGAATTGTTGTGGGAAGAATATTGAAAATATAGTCAGTGATATTACTAATTTGAAGAGATCTATTGAATATTTGTTTTACGATGGTGGTAAATTTTTCTGATGAATTTTCAATAATAATATCTTCACCAACCAATAAATTATTGGTGTCACAAACAGACATGTTCTTTTAGAATAATATAATATTTTTTTTTTAAATAGTATATAGAAAATGAATTGTACCGAATTCGACAATGTGTATAATGAAATTATGGCCCATGTTACAACGTCTAGTCAGATATTTTGGATATCAATGATGGCATTTTCAGTCGTATTTTCTTCATTAATGCTTTTTTCTGGTGAAAAGTTATTAAGACCTTCTTCGGCGATCATCGCAGGCGTTTTGGGTATATTCATAGGTTATTGGATAACAACGCAAATGGGGCAGGTAAAGTGCTATATAAAATTAATAGTTTCAGGTGTATTTGGTATTGTTTTGGCAGCAATCGCTTCTGTAGTGATAAAGATAGGATTGTTTCTTCTGGGTGGAGTTGCTTTTGGTGCTGTTGCACATTATCTATTCGACATTATACCTGTTGATGTTTTACCAGATTTGTTTGCATTTCAAAATAGAAATGGACTTTACTGGATTGTGGTTAGCGTTTCTGGTATTATTGGTTCAATATTAGCACTTATTTTTAAGGAAGATTTTATGAGGATTACAACTTCGATGATAGGTGGTTCTGGTATCTCATTTTCTACTTATATTTTGTTCTATGAATTATTCGACCCACCAGTTGAAGTACACCCCGGTGTATTTTTAGCAATAACTGTTATTTCCTCGATTATTGGTTTCGTTGTACAAACCCATTTTGCAAAGAGGAAGAAGAAGAAAGAAACTCAAAGTAAAAAAGAAATAAAAAAATTAATAAGAGAAGCACGTGATGAAGAAGAAAAATTTTGAGGTAGTTTCTCTCGAGATTGATATTTTTTTGAACGACTACCCTTTGACAGTAAATATACCGATTCCACAACCTTCTGGTGCAATTTTTGTTCTTTGATTATATGTTGGCCTTGGAGTTGGACATTCTGGACAATTTTCTGTATTAATTGTATCTAATAGTTTTTCACATAATTCTTTGTGCTCTTCTTTTACATTATCAATTTTACAAAAGTCGCTATGTAAAAATCTTAGTTTATCACAGGTTTCTGTATTCCTAGGATCACTAGACATTTTATATTAGAATTAAAAATTTTTATATCAAAGTATAAAATGAATGCTAAAAAGTTGACTTTTAATGCGATTCCAATTTACACAATTTTACCACTTACTGCACTATTGTGTGAATATAATAAAATTTTTGCAAATGATTTTAAATTATTTAATGTAATATTGTATGTACAAACTGTTGAATTTATGGTATTCATAGATCATTACTATTTTTTACATAAATGGAATCATTTACATCATAAAATACATCATTTATTTAGACAAAAAAAAGACATAAATATATGGGTTGCGTACGCTTTTTATCCATTTGATGGTTTATCGCAGGGTATGCCCATTATTTATGCAGCATTATTGATACCCGTCCATTTTTATGTAGTGTGTTTTATGATTTTGCTTGTAGGTATTTGGACATTGTATATACATACAGATTCTATATGTTTACCATATCCATTCATGGGTTGTGACTATCACTTGATACACCATCAAAAAAATTGGTACAATTTTGGTCTATTTACGGTACTTTGGGATACAATTTGGGGTACTATAGAATACCCGAGCTTGCAATATCGGAAAGTACAGACTAAGGCGTAATAGAATAATGACAATCTGGAATATGTAAAATGTCAAAATTAATATCTAAAAACTCAATATAATCAAATAAAATATAGAATTCAGTGATTGAAGTTGTAAAAGAGAAACGAATACGAGTTTGCCGCGTGAAACTGTTACTGTTTGAAAATCTGAAAAACATTATATTATTTTGTGGATCCTTATAAAATGCATCATGGTCTATTATTGTATCATCAATATTGTTTTGTACACTTACTTTGAAATTTTCGCTGTTCGAACTATTATTTAAGATATCATTATTTGTATAATTGTAAAAACCATGCAGTTTTATGTAATATGTGTTTTGTGGAATGTACATATAATCTGTAACAATTGTATTATTGTTATGCGAACAGCTTGTAATCACCAAAAAATTTCCTACAAATGTTGAAGAATCAATATAGCATTGCCCAACATAACTTGAAACGGATGTTACAAATATAGTGTTACTGATTTCTAAATCAAGATGCCATCTATCTGGAATTGATGTATAAACATTAGTAATATTTAGTATCGTACAATTCTGATAGTAAGGATCGCTAAAACATCTTCTACCACAATCATTGCAGTCCGTACCTTCATTACATACACTAAACGACGAATCCCATCCTCCATCATCACAAATGTTGTCATCATTATATGTACAATTATTAGAACATGTGAATCCTACATCACAATCATTGTTATTATATGATGGTGGTGGTAATAAAGGTACGGGTGGTGGGTGTGGTGGTATCGGATAACAAACTGTACTTCCACAGTCTGAACAATCGGTACCTGGTTCGCATGGATTTTGTTCGGTGACCACGTATGCTATTCCTAAGTTTGGAAGAATTCTAAGGTTGGTGGATACGGAAATCTCATCACATATTCTATCGTTTGTAATCAAACGAGTTGCAATACCCGTTGAAATATATCCCGTTTCTATTATTTGGTATGTGTCGGTGGATTTTTGACATGTGTCTGTACATACTGGATAACAAGGTGGTGGTGATTGTGGTGGTGGTGGTGGTGGTGGTGGTGATGGTTCCGGTACTACCAAGATACATTCTGAATCTGGTAAACAGAGCGGAGTTTCGGGATCGGGATTGGGATTAGAACCACAAATATATGGTGGAAACCCAGAGCCTCCTTGATAATAATCTTCGCAGTTATAAGCATCATCGTTTATTCCTTCACATTTGTCAAATTTGATTTCTTCAACATTGCTACGAGAATCATCACATAGTATAGGTAATGGTGGTGGACTAGGAAAAGGTGGAGATGACGGGAATGGGGTTTCTGGAGGTCCATTTGGTGGTGGTGGAGGCAAAGGAGGAAATGGAGATGCAATCAAATCTTCACATCTATTGCCACAATCTTGACAATCTGTACCATATGAACATAGAGTATCATCAGAGTAAAGTGAATATATTCCTCCGTCTTCACATTTTCCATTATTTGGTTCTGAAACTGTAATGTTAAAATAATTAAGTTCTTGATTATTTGAGAAAGAATGAGTCGACGTTTTGTTACACGTGTTTGAACATAACGTACAGTTATATGATTCTAGTGTATATGATGTGCATTGTCTATATATATTAGATCCTAAACGTTCATCGTTTATAACAGGTGTATTCGAACATACATTCTGGTACGTATTTGTATCTGAATTAAAAATCGGACAGCAATATTCTGTTATATTACAATTACAAGAATTCCAGTCGGAAATATAACCTTTTATTAGTTTATTTTGTAGTGTTGTATTTGTAAAACAAAATGCACGAATACCTTCGGATATTTCATCTTGAAATGTCACATAACGAGTATCATTGTTATGAATTTCAAAGAGTGAAATATTTTGTGATGATTGTATAATATTATCGTATACCATGCCTTCATTTATAGAATTTATTGGTATTGAAAGACCATTGTTATTAAGATAAGTTGGCAATGATGTCTCAATGTTTTGAACATTCGCACGTGTTTCTAAATCAATGTTCAAATAATATAAAATACCATCTTCTGTATTAGAAGGTCTGTTTGTAGTCGGTGGTAGACACGTGTACAACTCGTAATTATTAAAACTATTTTTTTTATA